ATTGTATTAAGGGTGCCTTGGAAGGTAAAGCATATGGAGAAGAACATGCTAATGATGTAGATGCTCTTAATAAAATTAATGATTTTGAATGGTTACGAGAGCAATTTGTTGCATCAATGAAGAAAAGAGTAACACCTTAATTATTTACAACTAAATTGAAGTTTTGATAACCATCCAGTGTGCTTGATTGCTCCTGGATGGTTTTTAGTTTTTTAATAAACTCTTTACTTTTGCATTGTACTTTAGCGCCTGGATGTATTGGCTCTGGCCATTTGCCTATCTGTACCCAACAATATCCATTACTTTCTTCATTTAATGGAGGATGAAATTCATCTAAAACAGTAATTACAAAACTATTGTAAACAAATTTTTTATTAGTAGCAGTAAATTTATTTACTGGTATTACTCTATTAACTTTAGGTAAAAAACCTAGTTCTTCTTCTATTTCTCTTAATAATGTTTCTACTGGGCGTTCACCGTTTTCTCCCTTACCACCAAAGAATCCCCATGTATTAGGATGTGATACAGTATCACTCCTTTGTTGTAACATAACTCTTCCTGTAATTAAGCTAAGAAAAATACAGCCACTTGCTTGTATCATTAAAGGTACAGTCTCCAGTATCCAGGGTTATAAATCCCCTCAAAACTATTTACCCAATCTGAACCATTCCATTCCAGCTGATCATCACTTGCTGTATTAGTTACATATTGTGTTGTTGTGTTTGAATTATCAAAACTTATTACCCAGTTTGTTCCATTATATTCTATAATATCATTTTTGAAAGCTATTGCACCACTCCATGTAGTACTTAAAGGAATATCTCCTAATAGTAAATATCTTTGACCTTGCATTGGTAAAGGTACGCTTCCATCTCCAGGATAATTATTATTTGGATTTAAAGCAGCATCTACAGCTACTAGTGTATTTGTTGGTAAAGTAGATGCATCTATATCAACAAGTAATGCATTATCATTACTAGGATCTAAATCTAGTCTACCAATTATATCATTATCTTTAGATCCTGGATCGCCATCTTTTCGCAGTCGTATTTGACTTATGCCTGGTCTTAGTTCATGAAATTGTTTTAATTCTTCTTGCCAGTTTAAATCTCCGCCATTTTCCAAATCTTGTGTAGTTCCTCTGTTGTTAAGTAAGTATGCTTTATTATCTTCAAAACTTAACTTTCTATCTTCATAAGTGACTACTGTATATTCTACAGTTTTTTTATCAAATATGTCATTATTTTCAAAACTATCTAAATCTTCATCGTCTAGGTTGTATAGTTGATTAATTATAGTATGTATTAGTTTTTGTTGTTTTAGTTTTGCTGGTGGATTAATAAAAATAGGTACAGTAAATGTAATAGAGCTTACGTCTATTATATCATCAATACTACTTCCAACACTTCTTGTACTCCACGTTGTATTGGTCATTTCAACATGACTTAATGCACTCCAATCTACAGGATTGTTAGATGTTCTAATATCTAAGGTTGGATTAAACAATACAAGTATTTGTTCTAATAACTGTAATTTTTGATCTGTATTACTTGTCCAAATATCACAGTTCATTGTAAGGCTATATGGAACAGGAGCATGTCTTTCTACAGTATATCTGTTTCCTATTTCATTTAACGTTTGTCCTGTAGTTTCGTCTATCTTTTTTTCTACAAAGTTTACTTTATCAACATGTTGTTGATAAGTTCTACGTTCTGCAAGCATACTTAAATCAGTTACATAACAACTAATAAAAGGAACGCTGTTTACAACATTTTCACTATTTTCACGTGTTATGTGTGCAGCCATTCTATTAATATCGCCATAACGCACAGGAACTTTTTGATATATTGGAAGTCCTGTATCATCAGATCCCATTTGTACATTAAACTCACTAAATAATCTAATAAACTGTTGAATGTATCTTCTTATTTGTTTATCGTAAAAATATTGTGTCATTCAAAATCACTTCCTGGTTTAATTGTATCTGATTTAGGAGTGCCAATTTTGCTTAGTGCTTGTTTTTCTGGAAACTCTTTATTATCTACTATAGTTGTATTATCATTATTAATAAAGCCACTTGCATTATAAGTTCTATCACTCCATGTATCTTTTTCTACATTATCATATAGTCTATGCCATCTACTACCACGGAATACAAATAATCTATTAGGAGTAAAGTCAGTTCTTACAAAATATTCTCCATCGTTGGGGTTAGTAGGAAATTGATCTCCTGTAGGTAAAGTTTCTCCATGATCATAATTGTTTTCTGGTTCTTCCGCTCCAAATAAATGTTCAGATAAAGGTATGCCTAATGGATCAGCAGCCTCAGCACCAGCAACAATAGCTTCACTTATATTCATTTCTGTCTGATAGCTACTAATTTTATTCTTAAGACTATCTGCATCATCAGCAGTGCCTAATATATCTGCATATTCTTGTGTATCTGTAAGTGGTGCTACTTTTACTCTCCATATATGACTATACCATGTCTGAGAAAATCCTTCGCTTCCTCTACTAGCATCTTGTACAACATAAAATTTATTAATTGCTTCTTTATCTGCACTTAATAGTAACTCGTCACGTAAGTGTGGTAGCTCTAATACATCTCCAGGCATCAATCTTCTACCTAATTTTTCTACCATATCATTTGTGTGGAATGTTATAAACAGTGTATCGTTTGTTAAGAATAGACCAAACTGCGTCAAGTCAAAGTCATTATCTCCTACATTATAAACACCTCTTAATTCAAATACATCAGGATCGTATTTACGATCTCTATTTTCCATAAAAAGTAAATCTTGAATATCTGTTTCGTCTATAAGACCATCAGGATTTATTTCTTCTCCTGTAATGTAGTCTTTTTGCTTTCCGTTTCCATAGTCTGGTTCACTAGGATCATCTCCTTCACTAGGACGAGGACCTAAATATTTGTGTACGTGGACACCAACGCCACCAATATCAAATTGTTCGCGAATAGTTCTATCCATAAATTTAAAGTCATTACCTTTAAAAGGTTTATAAAGAGAGAGTCTGGGCATACTTTTTATCCTATATAGTGTATTTATGCGACACTGTTAAGGTTTTAAAAGGATAAGTAATTATATACATAGTTAATAGAAAAGGAAAACATATGTTTAGATTTTTTAAGAACCGTGAATGGTGGCTGTGGAGTTGGTTAGGATCAGCTCTGATCTTAAGTTCACTTTGGGTTCAGGTTGAAATTGATGTTAAAATCAATGAATGGTTTGGACAGTTTTATGATATGATTCAAAAAGCATTAGCCACACCAAACGCAATTACAATGAGTGAATATTGGGGAAGCCTAGTTGACTTTATTTGGCTTGCAGGCATTTACGTTGCTATTGCAGTAGTAGTAAGTTTCTTTACTGCACATTATTTGTTCCGTTGGAGAACAGCAATGGTAGAATGGTACCACAGCGTGTATGACAAAGCTCGTACTATTGAAGGCGCGGCTCAGCGTGTGCAAGAAGATACTATTAAATTTAGTCGTATCATGGAAGGACTAGGCACTAGTTTCATTGAAGCTATCATGGTACTTGTTCAGTTTGTACCAATTCTATTGGGATTAAGCACAGGACTTACAATTTTCTTCTTTGGCGATTGGGAATACGGTCTTGTAACAGGTGCTCTAGTATGGAGTATTGGTGGTACATTGTTCCTTGTCGCATTAGGCTGGCTACTACGTCTAGTAGGCGTTGAATATGACCTACAAAAGAAAGAAGCAGCATATCGTAAAATTCTAGTTATTGTGGAAGACGATGATACTGTACGTCCAAAAACAATCGAAGAGTTGTTTGAAGGTGTGCGTGGAATTCACTTTAAAAGCTATTTGCGTTATTTGTACTTTAATATTGGCCGCATTGCATATTTGCAAGCAAACGTATTAAGTGCATATGTGTTCCTAGCACCTGCTATTGTAACAGGCGCAATTACACTAGGTGTAATGCAACAAATTATCCGTGCGTTTGGACGTGTGGAAGGCTCAATGCAGTACTTGCTTAAAGCATGGCCTACAATTATTGAACTAATGAGTGTGTATAAACGTTTAAGAGAATTTGAACGTCAAATACAGGAATAAAAATATACGCAAGTGTTACACTTGCGTATTTAACATATCAGGTTTGTTTTATCTGCATATCTAAAATGCAGATTTGCCGTATAAATAAAACATAGGTAAGTTAAAATTACCTCAATCGACGAACGGAAGTCTTTACGACTTAAAAAACTATTCAAGGAAAATAAAATGAAACTAACAGCAGCTTTAGCGGCCACAGCCATTTGCATGGCTGGCACTACTTTCGCGGCGCCTAAATTTTCAGGTGAAGCAAAATCAGAGTATAATACAGAAACGGAAACAATGACAGTAGTTGTTACTCCAGAAGTAGGTATGGAATGGAATAATATCGATTTCACACTTGACTCAGACATTAATCTTTATAATGATGAATGGGTACTAGGTGATACAAAACCAGTACTAGACTTTGAAGCAAGTCACATGTTACAAGAAAAACTAGAACTATATGGTAAAGTATCATATGATCTAGAAACAGAGGCACGTGGAGATATTGTAGTAGGAGCAAAGCTAACCTTTTAATTTTTTCAAAAAAAATTATAACACATTGAAAACGCAGGAAACTTTTCTTGCGTTTTTTCTTGACAACCAATACGTTTTACTTTATATTAATATATGTAAGTTAGTTAAAACAAAGGAAACGCAATGATTGATCAAGTTACATGGTTTGAAGATGTAGATGCAGAAACACTACAGCAAGAGCAATTTATGGATTTAATTAACCATTATGAAGATATGCGCGAAGAACTAGGTTACCAGTCAGTTTGGAGTATGACAGAATTTGGCGCAAAAGACCTTGATTTTCAAGTTATTGCAAAAAGTGCTGTACGAGTTCGTTACCAGTTTGTACGTGAAGATGCAACAATTGAAGAAATTAATGCAGACATTGCTGATGGCGGTAAGCGTAGCATGGCAGAAGTAACTAGCATTGCAGTAACAGGAACAATTGGTGGACTATGGCGTGCAGCCGAATCTTGCATTAAACAAAGTGGTACACATCATATGTACATTGAAGACTTTGAATTTGGTGAAGATGGTACACTAATGCTTATTACAGGAAGCTAATATGTATATTCAAGCAACTAATCCTTTTCCAAGTACTATAATAAAAACCATTACACTTGTGTCTTTTAGTATACTATTTGTATATGTTGCTTTCAAAGCAATAGATACTGCCGCTTCTCGTCCAGATGCATATTTTAGTCATGCAACAGGAGAATGCGTAAAGGTTGTAAATTATGCGGAGGGAGATAATTATAGCTGTGAAAATCTACCTAAAAGATTTTATTACAAACATTTGCCATGATTATAGATGAAAAAGCTGCAAAATTATTTGCAAAAAATGTAAATATGATGGTGCCATATTATTTAATGGCATCATATGCATATTACAAAGAAGACAATCCAATTTTTAGTGATGCTTTTTTTGATGAAATGGGCAAGACTATGTTAGATGTTTGGGACGATATTGATCATTTCCATAAACATTTAATTACAAAAGGAGACTTAGAAGCAGGCACCTATTTGGGAGAATATCCAGAACGGGTAAAAGGCGGCCTAGAAAGTCTAAGAAAAGAAAACACTTGACATACTAAAATTAAGACAATAGTATGGCATTATATAGATAGGAGATACTTATGGCAGCACCTAAGAAAAA